ATCTTCGCCCGGATACAGATCGGGGCGCGTACCTACACCGTACACACCTTTGGCAAATCCTGCGCCAATACCCGGCATAATCAAGCACCCATCCAAGAGGTTGAGACAGTACCGTAGCCCATAGACCGCGCGGTGCGCTGCTTGCCTTCACGCGACTCACGATGCGCCACGGGGAATGCAAACGTCAACGCAATTGCATCGGCTGCGTCGGGGCTTGCCAAACCACGGGCTTTCATGTCTTTTTTAGACTCCAGGTAGATCGTACCACGCGAATCCGGTTTCATCTTAGGCGAAATCAAATCAGACTTCAAGAACCTGTCGTTGGGAATGCTCGCCGACTTGAGCCAGTCGCGCATCTCACCCCAGATTTCAGCCCGTTTGTTGCCGTACATGATCGGGTTTTTGGACTTGTTACCAAAGTTCACACCCCTGATCTTGTAGCGCTGCTCCTTGAGCCGGTCCACAACACCCGCCCCTAGCCCGCCTTCGTCGATGTTGACCAGCGTCGGCTTGAACTCTTCAATTACGTCGATGACGTGCCCGACCACCGTCATGGTGTCGTCGCCCCGGTGCCTGATCAGCTTCAATATGTCGCGCCCTTGCCGCACGGCGATGACCGTTGCGTCCGCCCCGAACCTGGCCGGGTCCACGCCCACGACAATCGGTGCCGATTCGTCCTTGTACGGCTGGCGTTTCATCGCCGCGTCCACGATGCCGATGCTGATGAACTGATCGTCGCCCTCGTTGGGGAACTGACCGTACACCTCGACGTGCGCTTGGCTACTGTCTGGCCCATATTCAGCGATGATCTGCTCATACACCTGTTTGTCGGTGCCTTCGACGGTCCTCGCGTCCACAATTTTGGACTTCCAGAACTCGCGTTTGCTGTTAAACGCCTCGTAAAAGTACCCGGTGTTGCGCCGTGGGTTGGAAAACGCCATCCAGAAGCGATTTGGCGTGTTTTCTGTGAAGAAACCGCTTGTCACCGCCCAGATCGAGTCGTCAATACCCGAGGCCTCGTCAAAAATCACCATCACGCCGTCGAAGTTGTGCACGCCCGCGTAGGCGTCCGGGTTCTCTGCCGACCACAGTCGCCCCTCGACGCCCCAGTAACGGGTGCCTTTCTTCAAATCGCGCTCGACCAGCTCGGTGAGCCACTTGGCCGGCATCAGCCTGGTGGCCGATACCTCAAACCAGTGGCTGTTAATCGACATCGCCAGCCACTTTGTCAACTCGGCCCAGGTGATCGAGCGAAGCTGCGATTCACTGTTAGCCGAAATGATGGTCGTCGAGCCGATCCGCGTGGACAGCATCCAGTCCGTGATCCAACTGACTAGCGCCGACTTGCCGATACCACGGCCCGAACTGACTGCCAGGCGCAGCACGTCAAAATCTAGACGGCCGCCGTTCTGCTTGATGTGCTCGGCCATAGTCGCGAGCACCTCGCGCTGCCATTTGCGCGGTCCGGTGAAGTGCTCCAGCGGCGTGCCCTTGACGCCCCACGGGTAGGCAAACATCACAAACGCCAGCGGGTTGTCCTTGATGGCCGGACTCCACAGCCGGGCCATTAGCTCCTGCTCATCAGCCGCGCTGTAGCGTGTGGTCTGCATCAGATGTCAAACAACTCGTTGATCAGCCAGATGACCACTAGAAACGCGACGATCCATAGAAGTATCTTCACTAATAGCCTCCACATCCACGACGTTTAGCACGCGCTGCTGCGCCTCTTGTAGCGCCGCCGTGATGCTGATCGACTGGTTGACATCCACACTGATGGCCTGCTTGGCCACCCAGCCGTGGACGTTTTGCAAGATCGCAAGCGCCGCCTTGGCGTCGCCTTGCGCCGCCGCTTGGTGCAGCAAATGGCTCATCTCCATCTCGCCCTCGGCGCGGCCCTTCATCTCTGCATACGCCGCGATCTCATCGAACTGCTTGAGCCGGGCGTACTCCTTGGGCAGCATGCCTGCGGCCAGGGCCAGATTGTCACCCTTGAGGCCGAGCTTGGCCGCGTTGTAGATGCGGTGCAGTCGGTCCTCAGTGGCCTGCAACTGACGCGGTTCGTAAGGCAGGGTTTCGAACATGGGCGAAATATACCAAAGTTTGGCAGTTTAGCCATAGGGGCTAATTTGCCTTTTTCGCCAAAAAAAAATAAAAAGTTTTTGTAGCCCCTCCGGCGCCGGGACCGGCCGGCCGTCGGCCCTACCCCACCCCCTCCGGCCGAAAACCGACGGCAAATCGGCCTGCAAGGTTAGCAAGCGCTCACTCACAAGGCTTGGGGGCATGGGTCAGATTGTCATGTGCTGCGCTGCCGCAAGCCGACGCGCCAGCAACATGGGTCACTTGGGCTATGTGCAAGCGATAGCCTAAGTGACCCATAACTGTGCAACATGGCCCGCGCCTGGGTCAAAATGGCATGGGTCAAAGTGACCCATGAAAAAAGCCTTATGAATCAAGGACTTAGGCGAATTTTGGCGATTTATGGGTCAATTGTCACGCGACTGACAAGAGGTCGACCCCCTTTGCGAGCAAACGCGGGGGATTTGACGCGGCGGAGCAGCTAAAGCCTGTAAGCCTATACAGTATTTTTATTTTCTATAAACAAATACCAATACAGTGACAATATGACCCAACAGCTAGGCGCTCTCCTCTGTACAGCCGTGGGTCATTCAGTCTCTCAGACGTGACCCAGCCATTGCCTAAATGACCCAGAACCCTATTAGGGTTTGTCCCTAGAAAATAATCGTTGACAGCGCAAAAGAATCCGTTACACTCTCTCCATCGTAACAACGAACCACTGGAGAACAGTATGACCTACACACTAGACGACAGCGACTACGGCTTTGTGGTGCGCTACATCAACGACAACGGCGCCGTCATTTGGAGTGAGTGGTATGAAACCCTCGCAGACGTACAGATTGCCTATCCCGGCCATTTTGACTAAAGGAGCACCTGCCATGAACGCGCTCACCCGTAGCATTGCCGAATACCTCAACATCAGCCTAGAACGTGCTTGGTGTGTTCAAACAGAAATGATGATCTCTGGCGTCAATTTTGGCGGCCTAACCCTTGCGGCATTGCAGGACGCGATAGATGACGCCTACGATGACGTTCTGTTTGTCGAAATCGTAGGCGCTGCTTGCGGTCGTCGGTGAATCCTATGCATAACCGAGACTCTGCCGCCGCGCTCATCGTGGCATTCATCCTGGCCATTCCCTTCATCGTCTACTTTTGGAGCATGCAATGAACGACACTACCCTAGACCTCACCGCTGACATCCTCGACGTGCGCGACATCATCGCGCGTTACGAGGAACTGGAAGCCGAATCGGACGGCTTGCCTAATGCCGAGGAACGCTATCAGTTGTCCTGCATTCTTAGCGACCTCAAGGGCTGCGGCGGCGATGAGCAGTGGCGCGGTGACTGGTACCCGCTGATCCTGATTCGCGACCACCATTTCACCGAATACGCGCAAGAATTGGCCGAGGAAATCGGCGCGGTTGACGCTGACGCTAAATGGCCCAACAACTGCATCGATTGGGACCAGGCGGCGCGCGAATTGCAGATGGACTATTCCAGCGTCGAAATCGCCCACGACGGCCGCTGGGTCAGTTATTTTTACCGCTGAAAGGCTAAACCATGAACACCTACACCGAACACGAGCGCGCCGCGTATATGGCGGGCGACTACAAGACCGCTGACGCCTACGACCGCCTGGAACGCCTGGAGGCGGCCGCCATGTACTTGATGCACATCCTCAAGGGCACCGACGACCAGGACACGCTAGAGGCCCTGGACAACCTGCGCGAGGTGCTTAAATGAACCGCTACACGATCAACCCGTGGGGCTTTGAGATGACAGTACACGCAGACGTTTACCCCGGCGAGATGCTGTCATGGGACGAACCGGGCGCGCCGCCGATGGCGGACGTTTTCCACGTATTCGTCGGGGGCATCGACATTGCGGAGATGCTGACCGCGCCCCAATTCGCCCGGATTGAGGATGCGCTGCTGCGTGCGGAGGATTACGTGTGATCGCGGCCCTAGTCGCTGTCGCAATCGCTGCGCTACTGGTGGTGGCATTCGATCTATAATCGACGCGCAAGTTGCCTTCGCCCCGACCTTAACAGGCCGGGGCTTTTTTATTTGACCCGCATCAAAACCGACGGGGGCGCATCTTCTACAAGCCGGCGCAATTCGGACTTGGTGTGCCCAGCAAGAGACGGGTGGCAATAAATGTTTTTCTTGCTAGGGTAGTCAGCCGAAGCGATTCGGCCCATGTTGACCCATCCGGCTTCCTTGAGCGCATGCAACAGGGCCGCTTGCGGGATTTTCACGCCAGACGGGGCAGACCCTGCCACCCGGTCGCACAGGCCGTGGAAAGGCGAGCCGACCACGCCCCGAGCGAATTCACCCTGACGCGCGCGCATCATTTCCACCAGATAGGACTCTGCCAGGCTCATGCCGTGTTCGACAAGGTTGGCCTTAAATTCGGTCCAGGCGGGGGCTGCGGCGGGGTTGAACGCGGACACGTCACGGGCCTTCAACCAAGCTGCAATCGACTCATATCCACCAATCCGATACCACGACCATAACCGATTTGCAGCGTCAGGGGCCATGCGCGGGGCCGTAGACCAAATCGCAAACCAACGGCGGTCCTGTGAATCCAGGCTAATCGGCACGGGGTCGTTACTAAAGGCAAGGACAAACATCCGGTTGAGGGAATCGTAGGGGTGCAGGCCCTTCCTATTGATGGTCAGCATCTCTGGCGGCGCGGCGATCACGGGTTTGAGCTTGTTCGCAAGAGCCCGGCGGTCCTTCGCCTCTGGCTCTTTCAACTCGTTCAAGATGAGAATTTCGGATTCAAGGGCATAACCCCATTGCGACCCTAGCGTGTCGTTATCCAGCAATCCGCGATTTTTCAACTGCGGTCCGCACACGGCCCAAATGAAAGGCGCCCAAAGGGTGTCCTTGCCGCAGCCTTGATCGCCCCCGTGCAGCACGGCGTGATTGATCTTGACCTCGGGGTGCTGGACCTTGTAGGCCATTACGTTAAAGACGTGCTCGCGCTCGGACTCTTCGGGGATTAGCGTCGCGCAGTGATCCAGCCATGGCGAGATGTCCCCTCCCGCACCCACTACCGGCCTCGCATCGCGCCAGCGGTTGCCGTATACGTCGCCATCACGGGCCACCAGCACGCCCTCGCCTGCGGCATAGGTGATGCCCACCAAGGTGCGCGCGCCCATGTCTTGGCGGTTCTCGTCGAAACAGTAAGACGCCTCGATCTTGGGCTTCTTGCCGTGGATTGAGCGGCACTCGACGTGCCGAAAGAGGGCGTTGAAGGTGCTACGGCTCACCTCGCGGCGGTCTTGCAAGTCAAAGTAATGATCGCCCTCTTGCACGTAGCAAAAGCGCTTATACCAGTCGGCCTTGATGGTGCGGCCTAATTCCTTACGCTCCACTTCAGCGATAACGCGGGCGGCTTCGTCGGGGAACGCCTTGGTGGGCTCCAGTTTCTCCAAAGCGCCGGCCATCATGCCGGCCAGCAACTCATCGCGCAAACCAGGGGCATGAGCCGGGCCGCCGTTCTCGGCAACCCACGCAAGGAAGGCATTGGAGTCGAACTCGGTGCAGTGGCCGTGATAGCAGCAATACGCGCGCATGGCGCTGTTGTAGCGCCCCTCCGGGTTGCCGTCGGTGTGCTCGGCGTTGTTAGGGCAGATAACGCCCGCCCAGCCGTCGTGATTGGGCTGGCGCAGCACCAAGCCCTGACCGGAGAGCCACGCCAGAACGTCATCGGCGCCATCGTCAGAAATCCGAATCGGACGGAAGGCGGCGCTCTCTTCGTGCGGGGTGACGCCAAGAGCCTCACAGATTTGGGGCAGGGTGAACTGGCGCTCGGGGTGGAACTCCACCAGGCGCGAGGCGAAGTTGTCGCGCCCAGGCTTGATGTTGACCGAGCCGGGCAGGCGGAAGTTGCGAACCGGGTTGATGGCCCCCTCGTCGGTGTAGCCGGCCTCGGCAATGGCCGTGATCGCGGCGCTGAACTGCCCCTTAGTCGGTTGGTCCTCAGTGAAGGCGTAGCCCCACTGAAAGCTGCCGGGGCTGGTTTCCATCACCCACGTCGGGGGCAGGGGCGGCTCTTTGGCCTTCGTGCCGATGTCATCCAGCACCATGCACAAGACAAACTCGCAGTTCGCGGCGCTGGCACGGGCATACCCGTCGGTGAAGCGGTCCAAGATGAACGACGCGGTGTTGCCGTACCACGACTGCCCGTCCTTCATCGTCTTGGTTGGCAAGAACGCCGGCCAGGTGGCCTTGACGCCGCCATCGGCGTGCAGTTGGATTTGCCCGTCTTTGAGTTGTGGCTTTTGCCTGACAATCAGAAAAGTCTCACCTTCGGGGGCAAGCGATACCATATAATCCAGAAAATCCATTGTGTCGTTCCTTTGGTGAAAACGCCCGGCAGGCCACTACCTGTCGGGCGTTGTTATTTTCCGTATCGCGTCATGATGCTGGCCTCAACGGCCAAGGGGATGCCCTCGGCCCATGCTGGTGGGGTGCACATGATACGCTCCATCTCCAGCTTTACGGCTTCGGGTTTATCTGTCTCGACGACCACTTCGTCATGCACATGCAGCACCACGTCGTCAAGCTGACGCAGCGCGTGCCGTAGGATGTCGTTGGCGGTTGCTTGGGTGATGTTCTCGCACGCGAGGCCCTTCCACAGACGCGCGCGCGGCCACTGCGTCGCATCGGCTGCGGGCTTCCAAGATGCTTTGGCGTAAGTCACCCCTTCGCTTTCTAGCCGAGCGTAGGGGTAGCATAGCACGCGACCCGACGGCAGCATGTACCACAGGTGCAGTCCGTCAAAGCAATACG